ATTTAGGTACACCTACAACGCTGTATAATTGGCCAAACGGCAACGGGTAGGTGACTGTTTTATCTCGCAGTGTTTCGCTTGATGTTCCCCACTGAAGAATTAAGCCGTTCGCGAATTTAACATATCCGTTTTGGTTTAGGTTTGCCGCAACGATACCGCCACCGCTAATATTGATTACACGTTTAACCCACTCTGTAGTCGCGATACTAGTGTCCTCGCTAATATCGTTAGGCGTCGGTGCTACTGGTTTACCAGTAAGACGCGGACTGTTAAGCGGTGCATATGTACGTTGAGCGTCCGCGATTTTTAAATACTCAACGAGGTTAAACGTCGCTAACGCTGTTTTGACAAACTCGGTTGTAGCGATTTGAGTGGTGTTGGTGTCACTGCTCGCTGTTGGTGCGGTCGGTGTGCCTGTAAGGTGGGGACTTTCCAGTTTTGCGTATGCATCGAACATCTTCATCGTAGGAATATACAGTGTAATATGAGTAATAAACATTGCAGTACCACATTCAACCACTGTGCCGTAACTTTCAATTTCTTTTAAAACATTAAGACTTGATTCGTCACCTGTCATACCAGTGTAAACACATACCCAAAAGCATAAGGGCCGTTTTTTATCAAAAATCATTTCGCCCTTTCGGTACTTTGTATTTGGCATTAATGCTCTTATCGGACTGTCGACGATTTGGTCTAACAGGGTTTCAAGTGCTACTTGCTCTTCCGCCCCGTTTTTATTGGTGAATTTAAATTTGCCTTTACGCATTTTTACCTCCTTAAAAAGTTAACGCTGACACCGCATAGGTATCAGCGTTTTTTATTAATCTGTCAACTCTATGTAGGGTTTAGCACCTACCGCACCACGCACCTCGATACTGTACGGGGTGCGGGTATACTCTAGGTCTAGCCAACGGGTCGAGCCGTCACCGACCTTGCTGTAACCTGTGTCCTGCTCAATACCTAGCTCGCCTGCAAGCAGGACAGGATTAGCTTGCTCCCAACGATCGGACGTGCTAAACCTATGCTTGATTTTTGCTTTTAGGTATTTCATAGCTATTATTCCGCTGCAGTACCGCCGTTTAACACGAGGGTGTCACCGCCTGCGACAAATAATTTTTGTACGTTTAACGCGTTCGCTGCGATTTTGTCGTCGGTAATCGCACCTGCCTTAATGGTCGGGTTAGGGTAAGTACCTACCAGATCACCGCCTGCATTGCCTTTAGGGATACGGGCATCACTCAGTCTAGCGTCGTTACCCTCTACGACCTGATCCGCACCAGTACCAAAATCTTTGTTAAATGCAGTGCCTTTATGGGCGATTTTCGGCTCGTACGCTTGACCTGCCTTATCAATAGCTTGTTTGGTACGCAGAGCGGTCATAACTTTTTTATTATCAGTGCCTGCTTCCGCCTCCGCTTGGCTCGCGTAGTCAATCGGACTGGATACCGCTACAAACACAGTACCAGACCAACGATAGGTTGCGTTAGTGTGCAAATCTACATAGATTTTGCCTTGCTCGCCATCAATCGGAGTTTTGTGACCTTCCTCTTTGTAAAATTTGTCCGCGTTAAAATAACCTTCTAAAACGTCGTCGACGTAGCTGGGCAGTTGATTTGCGGGTACTTTGCCGTCCTCACCCAAAGTCGCAACGCCGTTGGCCTGACCTTTGGCACTGTTAGGGATTTTGGTGTTATCCGCAATGGTAATATCTTGGGTGCCGTCAAACGCTACGCCGTTAATGTTGCGTGCAGTATGCAGTTTATCAGCCTCTTTAACAACGCCGTCGACACTGCCTTTATATTCAGCTTTGGACAGGTAGCCTTGTAACAGTGCGTTAACGTCACCGACAAAATAACCTAATTCGTCCCAACGTTTGACGCCGTCACCGACTTTAAATTTACTGGTGTCGGTTTCTAAACCGATTTCACCTTTTAGTAATACTGGGTTGCTTTCGCCCCATTTCGCCGCTACGTCGTTTCTCAATACGATTTTTGTCTTCAATTCTTTGTTTGCCATTATTCTGCTTTACCTCCATTGATTAAATCTATTTCGGTGTAGTCGCGACCTACACAAAAATACAATAATTCATTATCATCCCATCTGTATACGGCATTCTCGTCGATTACCATATACACAAAATCGCTGTTGCCGATTACAGGCAGTTCATGCCTGCTGTCAACTGTGACGCAGGCGGAACGAGGGATGTCCTTGACGCCATATGTAAGGTATCCATTTAAAATCTCCACTACCACGTCACCTCACTAGCAATAACAAAATCTGAGGGCGGTACTACTGTACTCACACTCCCATCCTCCATTATAACCTGCACATCATAGATATATGTGCCGCAGTTTAGCCCCGCCGTGTCCTCATGCTCAAGCTTAAACTGCTGTAACTTATCCGCGACTACCACGACAAGGGGGTGACTGTCCTCCGCGGTCTCCTTGATGGTCAAGATAGCGTTATCTTTACCGTGCAATGAGTAGTACTGTTTGCACGGGTCGTATATCTTAAGTTTTAGCACAGCTGTATCGCCACGGGTTAATGTGATACGGTTTAGGTGTGCCCCCTCACGCTCGATTTTTAGCATTTACTCCACCTCGATTTTGATGCCTGATTTTGCAGAGATGTCCTCGCCTGCCTCAAAAACCTTAGCGTATTGATGTATCAGCGTCTTAACATCACCTACAGTCACGAGACCGTCGCTGTCGATATCGACGCGGATGTTATCTGTGTCGCTGATAGCGATGTTGACGCAAAACTCCTGGCTGATTGCTGTACTGCCACTACCCGCGGGCAGGTAGTCAGGTGCTCCGTCGGTAGTATACATATACAGGATGTCCCCCTCTTGCGGGTCTTTGGCAAATACGCCCAACTCGCGGACATAGTAGCCCGTGGGCAGTCCTGAGTTACTCAATACCGCCTTGACTTTGCAGTATTCAGCCGTGGTTTCCTTACTGGTGACGCCTAAAATTTGCTTAGGTTCGACCAGATCGGTTAAATCTTTGATGTTGGTATGCTCGGGTAGTACGCCTGAGCCTAATTTAATTTTTGTAATTACGAGAGGCTCGCCTGCCTCGACTTTGGCCTGCAAGGCGATACCTTTCGTTGTCATCTGTAAACCGTTCCAGTTTGCCATTTAGCTTATTTCCACCTTTCTGTGATAATACGTTCCCGCACCGTAGTATTTTCTGCCCTCTGCGTCATGCGGAACAAATTTAAGCGGGTAGATATCAACGGTTTTTTTATTGAGCAATAACGCCCCGACATAGATTTTTGCGTCGACTTTACGATAAAAACTCAACCCGTCCAACCAACTGCGGGTATTTTTGGTTACCATAATCGCCCGCATTAAACTGACGATGACACGCTTATCAGGCACAGCCTCTTCAATGAGCCGTACCTGGAAATGATACGGCTTGCCCTCGTACTCAAACCATTCAAAAACCTTCGCGGTTTTAAAAACGGCTGAACAAACGCGTTCTACTGCCGCAGGTGTGCCTTTTATCCTGTGCCATGCAATAGCATTGCGGATAAGTGTTACTTTTTCCGCCTTATCTGCCATATCGTCGTAAAAATCTACGTGATACTGCCATGCGAGCTCGTCAAGCATTGATACAGGCAATTCTTCGAGCCGTGGCAGGAGCAGGACGTCGCCTGTTGCCCTGTCGACAGCGTTTAATTCCCTGTCAATCGCTTTAATGATATCCTGCACGGCTCTGTCACGGCTGAGCGGTGCGGGTGTAATACGTTTTAAAACGTCATTCATCCTCGACACCACCCATTTTTACGGTCGCTGTCCCACAGACGGCAACCTGCGTATTCTGCACCTGCTTATAGTCAGGTTTTACCACCATTATGCGTTTTGCACCTGCATTTACAACTCGTGCGATAAGCTCGGACGGGTTTATATCCCTGCCTAGTTTTGATTTCTGCCAGAGCTTATAATCATTGACTGCTTGCTCGACCGCGGTTTTGATTGCGTTTGTCTGCGTCTCATTGCCTCTATCGATATAATACGTCATGTCGATATCATAGCTGACGCTTTCGGGTGCCAGTACATCTACCTTATCGGTCAACGGTCGGACCGTGCGGTCGCTGAGAGTGGCTTTGACGGTCTTAAGCATTTCTTCCTCGGGTATCTGCCCGCCCTCGAGCAACGGTCGTACCTCAACAGTGCCTGCCGTCGGTGACCATACAGTGACGTCAATAATTTTTGCTGACGCTCGTTTTGCATGATAAATATATGCACCGTCGGGACCCGCAACGCTAAACCGCTCGGGTGCTGTGTGGATAACCTCGCGATAACTGTCGTCGTCCTGTCTGTCCGCTCCGCCTTCTGATTTTGTAGTGTTTTTGACGCTCGCGACATACGGCACAGGGTCGACCAGTGTTTTTATCTGTCCTATTGTGTAGCCGTTACCGATACTGCCTGCTGTCAGGCAGGTTGCAACGGCTGTCCCCGTAGTTTGTCCTGCGTTAATCACTAATGGTTTTTGCAGGGCAAAAAATACGTTATCGCCCGCCGTAAACCGTGTACCGCTCGGGATGACGGTTGCTGTATCAAGCTCGGCGGATAACATCACCTGCATTGTAGTCGTTGCAGGCACGGCGGGCAGGCGTTCGGCCCCCACCAATGCCCCGAGGTGGTCGAGGTTGTCGCCGTTTGCATATCGTAGCAGGTTCTGCTTGCCCGTCTCATTTATTTTATTAAGCTGTAAAATCACCACAGACGCGATTGTCAGCAAAAACAATCTGACTGGGTCACCCATTGCTAGCGTCCTGCCAGTAATTTTTTCGTACTCGCCGATAATTGACTGCTCGACCTTGCTCGCGTCCGCGTCAACAAATACGATTTCAGGCAGGGATTTTAATTTATTCATTTATTTTCACCTGCACTTTCGGTACGAGCCCGCCGTCGTCGTTGCCCTCAAAACTCAGTTTTGATACGCTCGCACGAGGCTCGTATTTTTTTATAGCCATAATTATCGCCGTTGATAATTCTGCCTGTGCTACTGGCAGGGGCCTGTCTAGCATATCCGCGTTGACGCCAAAATCTCTGTCAAGCGGGATACTGCCCTGCACTGTTGATATAATCGTCCGCACGTTTTGCAGGATTTCCGCCGTCGTAGACCGCGGAAAAAAATCAATACCCGCGTTGCTATTAATATCATAAATCATTGCACATACTCCTTAAGTGTGACGCTGACAGACACCGACAGGACAGTACCCATCCCGCCCCAGTAGTTGACAGATTCGTCAATGCTTTCTAATATCCACAGGTTCTCGCCGACAGGCTGACCGCCGATGACAAGCGGAAAAGCCTTGCCCTTATCCCGCATACGTCGCAGATTATTTAACTCGACCTCGGGGATAATACCCTGGTCGCGTCTTAGTAGCATTGTAAAGCTGATTTTTTCGGTATCCGCCCCCAAAAACTCAAGTACTGGCTTACTGCCGATTATATCGTGCTGCGTCCACCTGCCCTCACCGCTGCGGGCGAAATTATCAAACGTTTTTACATAATCACGGGACACCAAAAACGGCACCCCGTCCATGAAACCGACTAACATTGCTAGCCTCCTATCGTCACGTTATCGCTACCGACCGCCACACTACCGCCACAGCTTACAGCGTCACCAACGCGTCCCGCGGGCTTGCCGTTGATAAACACCGTACTACTGCCAGTAGCGATTATACCGCTGTGGCTCGGATGGTCGATACATCCGTGGGGTGCATAGCTGTCGCCGACACGGCCTGTACCCTTGCCGTTAATCAACACATCGGAACTGGCACTGACGAGTGCCGTCGGCGGGCAGGCGTCGTGACCTGTATCGTTATCACCTAATCTTGTTGCTTTCGGCATGGCTGCACCTCCTAGTTGATGTTGATTTTTGCACCGCGTAAGGTAAGCGTGCCTTTGGCATTAATCTCAATGTTGCCATGATCGTATCGGATAAAACTGCCGTCCGCAAATCTGATACTACGTACATCCGCGTCCGACTCGGGCGGTCGGTCTACCTTGCTGTAAAACGCACCGATAACAAAACCATCGCACACTCCCCGTCCGCTAGTGTTGGGCTGAAACACACAAAGCACCTGCGTGCCTACCTCGGGCAACCAATAACCTCGCGTATCCTTACTGCCGATTGTAATTATCGGGAGCTCCGCAGATACGAGGCTGTCCTTATCGCCAAACGTAACGCGGGCTGTGCATTCTGTGCCGTTGACGCTTGAGATTTTGCCTATACGTATCATGTTTTTTACCGTGTTAATATCCATCCAAACATCTCCTCACGTCAATACTCGTACTGTAGCCTGCCCCTAAATCGTGTTGAGCTCGGGTAATGATATACCGACCGTCAAACGCTCCGAACCCTGCAACATTAAGTGTGACAGACGCTAACATCAGTGGATTTCCGACCATGTTAAACGTTCCCGTGATTTCCTCGCGGTTTTGCTCACGTAAGCGTTTTTTGGCCAAACGCTCGGCGTCCGCGATGTCCGTCACCTGCTCGTTAATCTCCAGTGTTTTGCCCTGTTGTTTATGCGGGTCGCTAAACGTAGCCTCAATCACGGCGTTGCTAGTCCCGTCCTGATACTTGACGTGGGCTGTTTTGTATACGTCGCGGATTTTGGTACTCAAGCTGTAACCTGTCAGCATTGCAGTATTAGCGTCACCAGTCGGTTTTACTACCGCCAATATCGCTGTTTTCTGCTCATAATCGGCTTCGTCAAAAATTATCAGCTGTTTATCCGATATTTTGAGGGCTAGACCGTGGTCAGCACACAGTTTATACAGAAATGATAAGTCTGACTGCTCTGTCTGCTCTGCCCTGTCAATTACTGGATTATATTCCGCGACGTCATACACAAGTTCTAACCCCGCGTCACCTGCGATATCGCTTGCTATTCGCTTCAGCTCTGCTTTTTCCCACGAGCGAGTGCGTTCCGTCCCCCGCAACGTGGTGTTGTCGGGTACTGATACAGCTTTAATCTGCACCTCGCTAGGGTATCCGCTTGAGGTGATTTCATCGATTTCAAACAGCCCGAGCCGTTGCACATAGTTTTTTAGTCCGTCCCACTCGTGGAGGACGATACTCACGTCAAGCGTTGCACCCTTATCAGGCATCCAGGCAGACTCCCATAACCCCGCCCTGTCCTCTAGTGTGATTTGCAAGTCGTCAGCCTCACCCGATAGATTATCGGTGTAGCTGATTGATTTTAAGTATTTGTTTAAATCTGCTGTAATGTCCGTATTGTTATACAGCACTACCGCCGTAGCTCTCCTAGTGTCCATTTTATCGCCTCCACGGTGGCAGGACATCGGGGCGGACTGGCTTATGGTCGGGGACGTTTAGTACAGTCCCCGCACCGAAAACAGCAACGTCGCAGTACTCAGGATTAGCGTTAAGCAGGACATTTAATGCGTGCTCGTCACCATATAAGCGTTTGGCGATGCTGTCCCACATATCACCCTGTACTGTTGTGTATTTACGCATAGCTTGTCCTCCTCTGCTGATTTTGCAGGTCGGTTAACATACGCTTAAAACGTTGCATTTCATTTTCAAGTGTCGCTTGCAGCTGCCCCGCGTCACCGCCTGTAACATTAATCGTCGGGCTGAATGTTGCGTTAATAGTGCCACCGCCTAGCGGATTACCCATGATTCTGTTGGTTTCCGCAAGCAGGCCGATATTTCGGGCTGTCGGTGTGTGAGGGATAGCACTCTCACCGCTACGCTCCGCAAACGTTGTCAAAAATGCACCGCGTCCATAGATACCGCCGTTTGCGTTATGGGCTATGCCGTCACCGTTACCGCTCGCCGTGATGTTGACGCTGCCGAAAATCGGAGAGGATAACATATTTTTGATAGACGCCCATTTTTCGGACAGCCAATTGCCCGCCGCCATGAATTTGTCGCGAATGGAATTACAGAACGTGTCAATTGCCGCCGTGGGATTATCCCACAACGTAATAAAAAACGATTTGATGGTGTCCCAATTTGCATACAACGTGTAGCCGATGGCGATAAGCCCTGCGATACCTGCCATGACTAAACCTATCGGGTTTGCTGTCATGGCTATATTCCAAGCCCATTGTGCAGCAGTCCAAATACCTGTAGCCGTAGCAGAAGCTAAGTATAAAGCTTTCATAGCTGTCATTTTCCCTAGAGCAACTGTAAATTGAACAATATCGGCTTTCATAATCCCAGTACCAATAAGCTTAGTTATATTCCAGACTTTAGCAGCACCAGTAGCTAGTTTAGTTGCTACAGCATGTTCTACCATAAATGTATTAGCAGTAGCAAAAGCTAAGCTTACGCCGTTTACTGTTAATGCAACGCCGTTATACATCCAAGCTAAAACATTGGCAGCTACTCCTAAGGATGTTACGACACCAAATGTCAACAGCACACCGCCAACAAGTTCACTATTTCTACTAACGAAATCACCGATTACTTTTGCAAGCGGCATAGCTGTATCAAGCATACTCTTTAATGCCGGTAACACCCCGTTACCAACAGCAGTCGTTACGGCATTAAAGCTATTTTGCATTAATTTGAGTTTATTGCTAGTAGTATCTGCTTTAGTGTTAAATTCATCCTGCATACTATTAACATAGCCACCACCATCAGCAACTAGGCTTAAATTCTTTTCCAATCCTGCTAAATTTGATAACAAAGGAGCAATAGCACCTATAGATTCTTTACCAAAAAGATTTTGCAACATTGCTGCTTGCTTTTCTTTATCCAAATGCTGAATAGCCTTCATTAGATCTACAATAGCCCCTTTGGCATCCGTCTGCATACGTTTAGCCATTTCCGTCGCATTAAAGCCTAAATCAGCAAACGCTTCTTTCTGCCCTTTAGTAGCACTTTCACCGGCAACCATAGTTAAGATAAGATTTTTGATACCAGTAGCTGCTACATCCGACTGAATACCAGAGCCCACTAAACTAGCACCTAAAGCTGCGATTTCTCCAGAAGCCATACCACCAACTGCACCCAAGGGTCCTATACGAGTTACTACATCAGAAATAAGAGGTGCCGAAGCCGCCGTTTTATTGCTTAAATAGTTAATTTTGTCAGCTAATTTTTCTACTTCACCTTGATTAATGCTAAAAGAAGTACGCCATTTAGCCATCATATCTCCGGCTTCACTAGCAGAAATGTCAAAAGCAGTCCCCATTTTAGCAGCAGCTTCAGCAAAATTAAGTAAATCTTTCTGTGCTATGCCGGATTGTCCGCCCGCTGCAACAATAGCAGCTAAATCATTGGCAGTCATCGGTAATTTTTGTGATAACTCTAAAATATCCTTGTTCATTTGCTGAAATTGTCCATCATCGGCAAAATCTACTACCTTTCGCACATCAGACATAGCGGTTTCAAACTCTATCGCCTGCCGTACGGGAAATGAAAATGCATATGCACTACCAACCAAGCTTAGCATATTACTTTCGCTACTACTCATAGAAATTCTATTCTGATTCACCTTACCTTGAATTCTTAAATAACTGTTAGCTTTATTTTTCAAAACATCATAATTTTGCGACAGCTTACATATTGCGTTTTCATAGCTTTTTGCACTCAATACTCCTAGTTTAAAAGCCTTGGTTACGCCTTTGCTAACTGCTTTATTCTCTTGCATTCTTTGGTTAAGCCTCAAGATTTGCGAAGAGGCAGAAGAAAACGCTGTATTAAAATTCTGTTGTATTGCAGCCGCGATTTTAAAGCCAAAAACAAATTCTTTCAACCTATATAATCCTCCTTTCCCTAAAAATATGTTATAATTAAGCCAAAAAAGAAGGTGATTATTGTGCTCGATATTTTTTTAACATTCATATGTTTAGGTTCATTCTGTATGTTTCCTTTTATAATCTTAAAAGTTTTATATGACATCTATGATAATTTTTTCAGAAACTAGTTTTACCGAAAATGCCGTAAAGCCCCTGGCTTTAGCCATGGGGAGTATGTCAATTCACTCACTACTGTTATAGTTCCCTGGTAGTTCTTGGTATGGTATAAATTCACTTGCTTATTAGACATATATCGTGATTTTCGGGAACAGTGAATTAATCCACTCTTTATTGGGTGGATTTTTTATTTACAAGCTCCACGTACTCCGTCAGCTCTGATAACTGCAACTTTAAATAAAACTTTACGGATGTAAACGTGGCCATAGCTAAGCCTACAGCAAGCTCTTTTAAAGGCTTGGAGCTTTCCAGGCCTAGCTGAGCAAAAAACTTGCTACCGGAACAATAATCTTTTTGAAATCAACAGAGTTCATTTCCATAATTTCATCAACCGACACACCAATCATTTTAGCTGCAATAACAGCTTGAAAATTCATAGAAAGAAATACTGTAGGAGTTGTATCACCTAGCATACGCACTTCTTTTTCCGCTTCAATCAAGTCTTTGCCTCGAATGGCTTCAAAATTTAAGACAATCTCTTTCACCTCTTCGCCTTTAATAGTTAGCGAACGAATCAAAATAATTTTTTCCATTTTTTCATACCTCCATATTCAAGAGTTTGCCTCCGGTTTGGTGCCGGAGGCTTTTCTTTTAAGCTAAACCGAGTGCCTCACGCATTTGTGCGAGATAATCAGTATCGCCGACCTTATAAATGTAGTTATACTTGTCATACTCTACTGAACCTCCCACGACTAAAGTCGCAGGGTTCTAAAAGTTTAAAACTTTATTTAAGAAGTTTGATTGCTATGCAATCCTTATTCTTATAGGCGTGTCCAGTTCGCCTCTATTGTATAGGACCTCTAGGTCCACAACTTTACTTTTACTTAATATATTTAATGCTCCGTTTACATCTGCATTTAATAACATACCTTTTTTTGTCTGATACAATCCTCTTTTAATTCTTTTTCCACTAAATTCATATTTTTGAGGATTATCATCATTATATACAGGTATATCATCTTTATCAAAAAAACTTGCTTTTGATGTATAACTTTCTTCTTGTTTTATGAAGATTATTCTATATAATTTACAAAGATATTCTATTTTTTCTCTAAGTATTCCAAAAGGTGTATTTACAAAGGTTTGATTATTCTTTTTACCTAAGTTGGAATTTCTTTGAAATGTTTCATTATATCCACAAACAATATTTCCTATACTATTTTCTAAACAATAGTTAATGATTATTCTTGCAGTTTTATTCATATAATCATTAACTCGATTATTTCTTTTTCTAGTATTAGTAAGCTGTCTGCTTGTGTATTTATTTTTATATCCTTGTTTGTCCTTTATGCTTTGTAAACGTGCATTTTCTTTATTATGCCACTGATTAATAGATTTTAATTTTCTTCCATCTACTATGAAAGATTGTCCAGTTGATGTTACGCAAGTCGTAAGATTATTTATTCCAAAATCTATTGCTAGTGCTTTATTTTTATCAACATTACTTTGAACTTCTTCTACTTTGTAAATATATTGAATTTCAAAGAACCTAGCTTTTGACTTTGGTATAATTCTTATTTCTTTTATCTTTTTATCAACTAGTTTTGGTGGAATATTTATTTTAATACTCTTATGTTCTTTCTTGAAAGAATTTGAGTATGGGATAACTAATTTATTTCCATTTATTCTTACAAAACCTATAATCAGTGTTGTAAAACCATCTTTAGGAAGATACTTTGGAAGTTTAATATCTTTAAATTTATACTTTCCTTTTTTAGCTAATTTAAGTAGCCCAAAGAAAGATTTAAAAGAACCATCAACTTCTTTTAAAATCTGTTGTGCCATATTAGAATTTAGCATTTTGTAATTAATACTATTTTTAAGCAATACATAATTCTTTGGATAACTTAGATATTTGTTTTCTGAAAAATAGTATTGCCTAATATTATATATTGCTTCATTTGCTAGATTCTTAGCTATATGGGATAACAATTTTAAATTTTTATAATCTTCTTTAGTTAATTGTTTTACTTGCTGTTTCATGGTCAAATACATTATAATCACCTCACTTTCTGTAAGTATATTATAACATATTTTGCTGAAAGTATGTTTATAGTAAAAGTTTATTTAGTTTTAAATTTTTAGAACCCCACAACATATAGGGAGGTTGTCGTTCACATAGGCTCGCTATTTCCTATGCAGTTCTCTTATGAACTTCTTATACTTTCATATAAGCACAGACTATATCTTATCCGTTGGCGTTACCCATTACGGCGAAACCACTTCCGACATCAATAGCTTATGTCGTACTTCCCTCACGAGGAATAGTCGTTGAAGTTTCTCCTGTTCGGAGCTTACCTGCTGATTATCGATTTTGTAGCACTTAGGATTTAACCTTATGCCATCTAATTAATTTTTTCTACTTTCGTCGCAATTCACGTTTAGGTTTATTTCATCCTTGCGTTTTAGCTTAATTAGCTTTACGATTTTCCAGCAATTCAGTTTCTTTGTTGCGTAGGTTTACTACGTCTACATACAGGTTTCCCTATACGCTTACTATTCTAGCCAATTCATCTCATGACTAAAGTCACGAGTATTCTTGGCTAGTTTAATAAATCGTTACCATCTACGGTAACCTTGATGTACAGCACCTCCATTTTATTGGCGGTGCCAGTGCTAGCATTGACGTCTAATTTGCCGATGCTTAACTCTTTTGGTCGACCGACAACAACAACCTTAATCGGTTGCTGTCTGATGGTACGGTTAGCACTGTCGTACACATCTTGAGCACCGCGTAAGTCAAAGGTAAATGCCTTGGGAGCCATTAAATACACGTTGCTTTTGTTAAGAGTACGCCAGTTAAAAGTAACCTCCATACTGCCCATATGACCAGTAGCAGGAGCGTCGATTTCGCCCGCAATACCTGCACCTTTGACAGTTTCTGTCATTGCGGTCAAGGTAGGCATATCAACGTCGGCGATACCGATTAAATCGGCACCGTCCTCGTAAACTCTAAAATTAATTAATTTTTCGGGTACTTGCATGTTTTACACCTCCTCCTTATTTAAACAGCCTGCTAAAATAGCTCGGGTCGTATTCCAGTACGTTATCAATTTCGCGTGCTGGTGCGGGCGGAGTGATGTAAGTATGGAATTTAACGATACCATCCATAAGATTAGTCACGGGGTTTTCATCCTCGTAAAATTCTACACGACCGCCTAAAATAGCACCTTGTGCTTTCAGACCGTTCAGGCGGATGTTTTCGCTGTCGACAACGGTCTGAATCAAGCGTTTATTAATCGGTTGGTCGAGTTTTTGCCAATAGGTTTGGATGAATGTTTGTGCGTGCCACATGAACATTCTACGAATGCTGATAAAGCAATCTTTGGGGTCGGTGTTGGCAGGATAGCACGCGGTGCGGTTGCCGAACAGTTTCCAACCGCCAATAAAATTAATGGCGGTTACAATACCTTGACCGTTCAGGTATTCCGCCTCGTCAGTGCCTAAAATTACTTCTTTCCCGTCTGCAAGACAAATACCATTGCATTGCATGGATTTATTAGACGGGGATTCATACGGAATGTCACCGTTCTTGCTGTCTGTTTGTGCCAAAACACCTAAAGCGTGGGTGGACATATGATAAATATCATCACCCAGTTTCACCATCGGCCAACATACTACCTGATTAGCTGCGGTATAGTTGTTATCATCTTTCCATTTTTTTACGTCGGTGTACTTGGTCACGGTGCTAGCAGGCACGTCCAACAATACCATCGCGGTAAAGTGACCGTTGATGTTGGTCGCTTTAGCGGTCATTACCGCTGCAACCTTAGGGTCATCGCTGTAGCCAGGGGCTAAAATCAAGCCAGGCACAAGACCAGTCAGACTAAACACCTTGTTAAGGCACTCGAGGCCAGTAGATTTACCACTAGCGATATCTATACCACCGATTACAGCCTCTGCGTTGACCTTGCTCGGGTCGAGAGCATTGTAATCGACAAACAGACTAGACGCCTCGTGTACTTGACCACCCTCTAAAACAGTGATATTGAGTACACCTTCCGCGTCATAGCTAGCTTCATAGTCGACGCCTGCTTTCAAAGATTCACCTGCAGACAGTTTTTTGACGTTGAGGCTTTCCAGTAATACAGGTGCTTCGATTTTTGCGACCTTGTCGGTAATATGTACCTCTTTGCCAGCCTCGGTTTTCTTAAATTTTTCGGGGTCAAGTACGTTTACAAAAACTACAGGACCGCGGTTATATAACGCAAACTGGCTAGTCATAACCTCGCACAAAGTGTAAGTATCCCAATCGTCACTATAGCCTAATTGACTAACGGCTTCCTCGTAGCTGTGGCACAGGATTGGTTTATTAGCCATTGCTCTGTCTTTGGCTAAATGGATAGGTGCTGTACCGAACACTACAGGTAAGCCCGCGGTGGTATTGACTGCGGGGATAATGCTAGTGGGTACTTCGCTGACGTATACGCCATGTTTATAAGCCATTTCTTAAATCTCCTTTGCTAAATTGTAATATTTATTAAGCGGTGTGCCTTTGGTGTTAACCTCCTCCACCGCTCTGCTTAAGTCCTCAACAGGAACAAACAGACGGGCTAATTCGGGCATGGCTTCAAACTCGCTACTTAAATTTTGCGGTAAACCGCCGATAAATGTAGAGTAACGCATTAATCTGCCACGGCTCAAATTCGGGCCGACATAAATTCTTATTTTTTTAATAGCCAAAATTAATATCCTCCTCGTATGGTTGACCGATAGTATATTTTGTGACGATTCTGCCCTGCCATTGTGGTACGGGCTGTGCGTCGGGTATCTCAAGCTTGACCGGCATTACTAACCTGTGGGCATTCGCGACAGTCCTGTATTTTAACAGGTGCTGTCTGATATGTTCCATCAAGTTATACAACGTACGCCACGGCTCATTTTCTCCGCCATCATAAATACTAAAACCTATCTCAACGCTCGCTACGCTCATATCCGTATCACTGGTATCTTGTGAGTTGGTGACCAGTACATATATGTGTGAGCTCTGTTCATCAGGTTTCAGTCTTAACGGCGGATAGCCTGCGTATACCTTGATTTCCCTGTGTCCCGTGGGTTGCTCGGTGCTATATTCCGTCACAATCGGTCTTAGATATTCAGCTAGATTGTCCATTAACTCGACAGTTGTCATTTTTTCTTGCCTCGCTTGCTCGGGATATCATGGGTGGAGCGGCACTCGACCTCGTGCAAAAATCTATCGCTTAAATACTGCCCTGCATCAGTCTCAATCTCTGCAACAACGTCGGGATTGCCCAACATCTGCGGGACTGATGGACCGTATGGCACCTTAAGCGGATATGACGCGGGCTGTGTACGCAACATCAACCCACGATACCCACGACGTGACGTACCGCTAAACAACCCGTGTACTGGTTTGAGTGAGCCGTCACGTCTTACCCGCACGCGTAACGGCTTATTGCGTTGCTTGCTTTGGTTACCCCTAACGCTAAACGCTGATAACAGTAACGGTCTACCCTTACTGCTTACAGTGCCTTGAAGATAAGACGATTTTGCACGCTCGATATGGATGGTATCCTTGATATCTTTAGCCGATACTACATACTGCTTGCGGACGGTGATAGATATTTTTGACTTGACGTGTGTAATGGTGCGGTTAATCGCCGCCAGTGCTGCCGATTTGATTTGCTTTGGTTTATCCGCTAAAATCTCTTCGGCATATTTGACGTTTGACGCCTCTATCTTAATCATCTGTCGTTACCCACGAGCTGTATAGTTAAGATACCCATATCGTCACCGACACTCTCGACGTCATACATTTTGTCGTCAAGGTAAAAACGCATACCGTAGACTGGCACGTCGGGCAGATCTGATTTTAAGCAGTTGACTTGCAGTCGTGTACCGTAAATACCGTAATAATTATCGTCCTTGCCTGTGTCAATACTTAAACTCTGTGCCACGGATATATCCTGCACTATTGCCTTAGCCTTGGTGCCGTTCAGGCAGTGGATTTCTGCAAAATCTAGCTCGTTTATAAACACCGCGTTGTTGTCGATTGCTAGCTGTGCTTTAAAATCAAGCATTTTTTAACACCTCGATAATATCAGCCTTGCGTCGCAGTCCTGTAATATCTACACCACTTGTTTTTGCGAGTGCTTTCAGCTCGTCCACGGTCATGTCCTCGTATGTCGGTGTAACAGTCTCAAACTCCGTGGGAGCCGTTGAGATGAGATAACGGGCGTCATCGGCGGGGATATCCACGACGGCACCCGCATTATACTCGATGCCGTCGCGTTTCAGGCTAAATTTTTTAACCAGTACTTTCATTTTGATTATTTTACTTTGATAACAGCCCAGTCATCAGCATAACGCGGGCAGACTACACAGCGGGAGGACAGTGCCAAAGAAGATACATCATTTTCGGCATCCGCAGTAATTTTAGGAATGTACATACCCTCGTAGGTATGCAGTTGATTATCGGATTCCATTTGAGTAACCGCACCAAAAAGACGTTGACCACAGCCAGGGATACCTACAACTACATGATCGTCGGGGATATATTGTTGTAGGGTGCCTTTGTCGTCCTCATAAACACCGTCATATGCGTACAGCTCCATATTTAAGGCTTGGATGTAACCTACACGCATGAGGTCGGGACGTTGCAGACGCGGTTGCATACTCATCAAGGACAGATTTGCCGCGGTCGGTACCATCATGTATTTTAATAACTGGTCGTTATTGAGCAGGTATTTTACAACGTTGCTAGACATAATTGCGACGGTCGGGATTTCACCTGCGTTTCGGCGGATTTTTTGGGATACGTCGCCGATGTCGTCATAGATTTTAGCCGCGGGTTTATCCCAGGTGTTGCCGCTGATAGTGGTTTTGTTGTTAAAATCAAAGCTCAAGGTGTCGATTTTTTGAGTTACGCCGTCATCTGCCACACCTTCAATTTTGTAGGAACCATTAATTAATAATTGTGCAGCCATCCATTCTTGACGGCGGGCAATCATGTCTTGTAAGTCCGCCAAATCGCGGGCACGCATTTCTACAGCACGTTCTTCGGGGGTTTTGGTACTGTAGACACCTTCGCCAAAACCGCGAGCCATAACATCGTCTACAGCAATAACGCGTTTAGGACGCATGAGCGGAGCTTTATACACACGCAGTTCGGAGCCGACACGGGATACGTTAACACCTTTAGTGTTCGGCACGATAAACGGTGCCATACGACGACCGCCTTTGCGGTATTCGATTTCTACGGTTTCAGTAACAAAAGTACGCACATTCGGGAAAAATACGTCTACGAGGGTAGTGGTAGGTTTGTGGGAGCGTTCAATCGCTTCCAACATGGTTCTAGTAGTGTTGATATCAAACATATTACTGTGTCCTCCTTATTTTAAAGCAGTCAAATAAATACCGACTTTACGCAGTTCTTCCTCATGTTTTGTTGCGTTATCGTCACTTTGTTTTACAACCAGTTTTTCACGATTAAATAAACCGCGGGTATAAACAGTTGCTACAACATCAGAGCCTTTAAGCTCTACATCTTCAGCCAGTACAACGTTTGCTACTTTCAAAGCTTCATCGCCGTTTGTGCTGTCGACAATTTCATATTTGCCGTCTTTTACAGCTAACAGAGTGCCACGTACATAACTTGCAGTAGCACCCTTGAGGGTAACGTTTGCAGTCATTGCAGTAATTGCAGTACCGCCGATTAATTCGTCATATTCTACGCCTTTGATTTTTTCGGTGTAAGCCATTATTTTTTACCTCCGTTTAATTGGTTAAGGATTTGTGCCATGTAGTCCATGGATTTGCCCGCCACTTTATCGTCGGGCGGGGTCGGTGCAGCGATATTATTAACACCGCTGGCATTGCTGTCATTAATCATGTTTTCGACAGTTTTTTGTGCAGGGCTTTTTGCGGACAAAACCGCATTGATATACTCTTTGACATCGTCTGCACCTTTACCGTTTGCTTTTGCCACGTCAACAATGGCATTAACTGCCACGTTGTCACATTTCAACGCGTCAAGACCTGCCACACGTTCGCGTTCTGCTTTGACAGCATTTTCGACCGCGTTTGCGTCGTTGGTCGGCTCGGTGATTTCGTCAAACATACCGAGCTTGTTCAGGATTGCTTCAAGTTTAGTCATGTTTTGAGTTTCCTCGCTTTCTATGCGGTTTTTAATTTTGTCCGCATTTTTAAATTTATCTAAATCGTATTCAACTTTGTTGACGATCAAGATATTATTATTCAGCACTGGGTCAAGCTTACCGCTGATTTCATCAGCAAAACCATAATTTACGCATTCATCAGCTGTTAGCCATGTTTCTGCGTCCATCAGTTCCGCCAGTTTCTCCGCCTTGAGGTTGCAACGCTTTTGATAGGCGGAAATGATACTGCCTTTAATTTTATCTAGTGCATTTGCAGTACTGGTCAGCTCGTCCGCGGTGCAGTAATCACCCATATAAATCATGGGATTGTGTATCATCATCATTGCGTTTTTAGGCATAATGATTTTATCACCTGCCATTGCGACGATTGTCGCTGCAGACGCAGCCAAACCGTCAATAATTACAGTAACCTTGCCCTTGTAGTCGATTAACTGATTACTGATTGCGTGAGCGGCAAAAACATCACCGCCACCGCTGTTAATACGTACTGTGACATCACGACCGTTTAAACTTAATAAATCGTCCGCAAATGCCTGAGGGCTAGTATCGTCAGACAACCAACTTGATTCGCTGGCAATTGCTCCATAAATTAAGATTTCGGCGTTGTTATTTACGCTGTTTTTGACTTGCCAAAACTTACTCATTATTATCACCTCCTGACTGTCCCGTATTATCTGCAACAGGCACGCTCATATTATTATTGAGCCAGGTGTCACGCTCGATACCGATTTGACTAATGTTATCGTCGTAATCTGTGCCTGTTAACTCTGCACTCTCACGCTCTCCTGTACTATAGCCGTACTTACAACGCAGGGCCGCACCGTTTACCTCTTTGACGGGGTCAATCATGCCCATTACAGGACCAAACCAGTCCGCCTTGCTCCATGCAGCCGTGATTAACGGGTCTGTACCGTAGCCAGGTGCCTCAATACGTCCTAACGCAACAGCCTCGGCTAACCATGCCTCATATATCGGCTGACAAAAATCGCGAGCAAACCAGGTACGGCGAGTTTTAAACAACGCCCCCGCCTGTAGGAGTGCCGCCCTAGCCGCACTGTATGAGCTGTTAAACCTTGCCATTAACACCTCGGACGGAATGCCGATTGCCGCACCAATCAAACTAATTAATTGATTAGTAAACGGCTCAAACGTAGACATGGTACGTGAGCCGTCAACAGCCTTAACATCCACGCCGTCGGGGAGCAGGTTAACGCTGCCAGTGCCTAGATTGATACCGCTCAACATCTCGACTTTATCGTCAAAGCTGTAAGTATCGTCAACGACGTTATAAATGTCGTTCTCCCCTGCTTTTGATGTAAAAAACAGGGTGAAGAATGATTTGATTACCGCCGCCGTAAGCTCTGCACCGATATAACGGCTTACCTGCTTTAATGTCTCAATTACTGGTGCAAGGTACGGTACACCTCGGTACTGTTCGGGTCGTTCCTCGTGACTTATCTGCAAAATATTAGCTCTGCCTGTGAGTTTTCCGAACGCCTCTACCCTGCACCATTCAAGCGGTTCTACCGCCGTCGCGAAATCATTAGGTGTCCTTGACGCCACCCAGTACGCTACTACAGTTCCATCCGCGTCAATTTCGACGCCGTTGTAAATTCGGTTGCCGTTTGTCGGATTTTTCGCAGTGACGGTATCTGTAAGCCCAATATTATTTGGATTACAGACACGGGACGCCTCGAATAGCTGTATACGCAGGCTGTACGGGTTATCGGGTGTAGCCTTACGGTATTTAAGTGCCGCCCACGCATCGCCGTCGATTAAATAGCCCAGGTATGCTATGTCCTGCATATCGTAAAAATTGTTTTTGCGGTACAGGTCACAGGATTTAGTCTTTGCCCAAAGCTCAAACTCGCGGAATGTTTTCCGTTGCCAGTCTTTAGCTTCCTCAGCCGTAAGTCCTAATGTGACGTAGTCGATTTTAGGTGATACTTTAAGCCCTGCACCGATTACGTTGGTTCGCGAGCGGTTAATCGCCGCTGCACCGACAGGAGAGTTACAAAACAGGTCATATGATCGTGACCGCAGTGTGTTCAGGTTCGCGTCGACATCTGACTGCGGACTGGCTTTGATGGGATTGTATGCTGCCAGTGTTGTTTTCCTGTGGCTTGCCCCGCCCTCGGAGTAACCGCTGTTTTTAATTTTGCGTTTCTTCATTAAGATTCACCCCCTTTCTGTTAGTCATGTAGGATGATTCTTGCTGTTCTTCGGCGTTTGGTGCGTCCGCCAATGGTGACGCCCATATTTTCAAGCCGTTTAATTTCTGCCCGTACCTCTGCAAGGTCCGCACGGGTTAAAGTACGATTACCTATACGATAACTCTGTCCGCCTACTAGGATAGCCTGTTCAGCATCGTAATACATCTGTAATCGCTCTGCTAGTGGATTCATAATCTTAACTCCAATTCATTTTTCTAATCGTCCCGAACCTGCGTCGCGGTCTACTTGTGGTCGGTTCGGGTGCTGTTTCTGTTTCCGCCCTTGCTGATACGGCTTTCTGATAAACCTCCCAGTCGGGATTTAAAAAAGCCATACACGCGAGGTTATAGACTTTTAAATCAAGTGGTTCATTTCGTTTGTCTTTAGCGACGTTCCGCCACTCAAATGTAAGCCGTCCGTTTTTCACGCGGGCAACTTTTTTCTCGGAAATCAAGCCCTTGAAATAAATCTCGTCGTATCCGCGAACTTTCCAATCGCCGATATCGTCAAGCGGAAAGTGCATATATTTAGGACCCGCCACATCAATGCTCAAACGGTCCATTATATATTGTTTACCGCTGTCTGTGCCGATAATCACGAGCGGTACTGTCTTGCCAGTGTTGGTTTTGGTATTACTTTTACTGTAAAGCGGTTTGCCCGACACGCTTGCACCCTTGATAGCAAATCGCCTAAATGCTCTGCGTGACAGACAGTATTTATAAACCTCCTGCGAGTAGTGACCACCGCTGTCGATAAACGTACAGCTTACTTTCAGCTTTCGACCGTCCGCAAAACTGAACTCGCGGTTTAATTCAGTGTCGAGTTTTTCCCACACTTCAGCAGTATCAGGTATTCCATAAATCGTATCTTTTTTTATACCCCACTGTTCCTCACCGAGCCCCCAACCGCAGATTTCAAACTCCAGGCGGTTGTCCTGCGTGTCGACCGCTGCGGTCAATAATAATACGCCGTCGGGTAATTCAGCCCCGTAATTTTCTCTGCGGTCTAAAAATTTCTCAGGTCCATCAAACTCGCCGTGGTTTTCATATGCTTCACCAAACCGTGTATTGTATATAACTTTCTCGCGTTCGGGGTCCCCTTGAGCTTCAAGCCATTCTTGCATTACCGTCGACCATGATATCCACGGTGACGCCCAACAGTTTACAAAAAAACTGCGTACACCTTTTTCAATCGCCGTCGGGTTTTGAGGTACATATTTCTGCCTTGCGTTCTTCATCTCGATTTCGCCGAACGCATACCCGCAGTCGGGGCACCGCCATTCAACACGTTTAACGTTGACGTGTTTTATTTTTTTTCTGTCATAATACGTGTCGTATTCGGCTTTGATATCCCTATGCGTTATACAGTGATATTCTCCGCAGTTCAGACATTGATGTTGCCACTCTTCCTGAGTGCCTTCCATGTATTCGTCCTCTATACGAGATTCACCAAGGTTTGTCGGCGTCGAAAACTCACCCATAACCCTATCCCAGAACGTTGTCATACGCTTACTGGCAAGGTCTATCGGGTCGCCCTCTGTACCTGCACTATCAGGGAAACGGTCGATTTCGTCGCATAACAGAATTTTAATCGGACGCGACGCTAGTCCTGCGGGACTGTTAGCACCGCCCATAATCAAGCGACCGCCTGGAAACAGCTTTGACAGAATAGTGTTACCGCTTTCACGGCTTTTAGATTCTCGGAAAATATTCCGCAACGCTTTGGTGTCACGTATCATCGGAGCAATACGCGACTTTGAATAGTCCTGTGCCATATCAATCGTCGGTTGTATCATCATAATTGGGGCAGGTGCAAGGTGTGCAAAGCGTCCGATAATATTATTCATCATGTCCGACTTGCCTATCTGCGAGCAGGATTTTACAACCACCTTCCACACGCCGTATTGAGTGAACGCGTCCATAATCTCGCGTTGATACGGTGCTCTGTCGGTTCGCCACTTACCTGGTTCAGCCGAACCCTCGGACGACAACATTCGGTACTCGTCCGCCCATTCGGATACCGACATTTTTGGAATCGGTCGCAAGGCCTGCTTTGCAATGCCCTGGAACAAATTAATCGTTTTCTGTATTCCCATTGTCCACACCCTCAAACAGTGCAGGACTGTAGTCGCTTAATTCTGCAAGCCTGCTTTCAATTTCTTCTGTTAAAACTTTGCTGATATAACCTTTATCTTTATTGCATAGCAGCGGTGCCATGGTGGTCGGTAATGCTAATAACTGACTGCGGATGTTAGTCAACATATCGGTCATGACCATCTCAACATCTTCCGCGTCGTGTACCTGCCCTTGTCGTTTGGCAAGCTCAAGCTCCGCAAGCTGTCTTTTTGCCATTTCATGCTTGGCTTTTTCCGCCATGTAATCAGCGTCGCCATCATCAGCATATTTAAATTCATAATAATCTGATATAGCCTTAGGGATGTTAAATGTCCCGTCCGCCTCACGTGTCAACACTTCCTCATTCACAAGCTGATTAACACGGCGGACAGTAAGCATTAATAATTCCGCTAATTCCGCTGTACTGCCTATTTTCGGTTGTTGTTTTGCCATGTGTTTTCACCTCATGCACGTGTCCACTAGAAGGAAACATATTAAAAATTTTCAATATCTAGAACGTTTTTGGGGTTCTTCCGACCCGCGGAGTTTTCATTTCCACAGAAGTACCTACCTTTTTTTACAAAATAAAAGACGCTACACACATACGTGTAACGTCTAAAAAAGAGAAGGAGGAGAACAACCGTGTTTGCCTGCACTTATTATTATATTGTAGTTTTCCCCGAAAAAGTGCCGCAGTTTTTATTCACACGGTTTCATTAGGTTTTCGGCGACCGCAAATAGCATTGCCTGCAAGATAAAGTCATCTCGCCAATCGTAATATGTCCGCTGTCCTATCCGCATATTATCCGCCGTAAAGTCGGGCTTTTCGTTTAGACGATATCGCCGCTGAGCAAGCTCGCCTGCAAGCTGTCCCTCAAACTGCCTGTATGTTTTAGCGATAACCTCAAGCCATTTCTCAGGATGTTTGACGCGGGTTGTAAATAAGCCCTCGGTTAAAAACACAAACTTAATCGGCATTATATGGCGGATTGCCGTCATAGCCGTAGGGTCGCTTATTGCTTTATTTGTTCCTACGTTAGTCTTGTGTGCGTCCTGCTCAAGCCTTGCAAACTTGACAGCCGTGGTAATTAGCCTTTCATTATAGAAATAAAACTCTAGCTTTTTAATCTGCTGTTTGTTTAATATCATTGCGTAATTCCTATGCCAGTATCACGATACAGCCGTTTTCCTGTGGTCTCCATTTCTGCTGTCGGCTTATCGACGTGTTCCAGATAGCCTTTAATGATCTCGCAGAAATTCTTGAGCCTTGTCTCACGTTTTTGGAGTTTACCGAAATCATGGTCGACAACAGTGGCCGCACATAACAGTACTCGAGCTAATGCATCCTCTAATATCGTAGAGGTTACCTCCTGTTTTATGTACTTCAATTGTTTGGCGGTAACATAATACCCGCGTCCCGTACTGGTCTGAATGTTTTCACTGAGTTCTGTTTTCTCACGACGGATTCTATTTTTCTTGCTCATAGGCGATTTCCTCCTGCGATTCTGACAATAGAAAAGCCGCTGACCAGTTAAGGCCAACGGCTATCGTTATTTATTTTTCATCGCTTTCGCTATTATACATTATAGCATAGTAATAGTGTGACATTCTATGCCATCTTTTTATTTATTTCCGTCTCTAATACGTTTTACATATTCTCGTACCAATACTTCTTGTTCTGCAGTCAGTCTAAACTGTACTCGCTTAGTAGGAATATCTCCATTTATCTTTTTTCGACCAGCTCCTGGACGTGCACCTCCAGAGTTTGCCCTAGCTCCCCCCCAAGATGCTTTTTGTTTGTCTTCTTCAGCCATTTTCTCTCTTTTCTCTTGCCTTTAGCTATACTTTTAATGATGTGTAGACGGTGGCAAGTACCGCCTACATTTCATTTCTCTAGCCTTGCTTATTTAGTAAGCAGGGCTTTTACTTTTTCTTTAGCCTCCTCTAAATTTTTGCTATCATTTAGGATTTCCAGAATTTTTCTTGTTTGATTTTCTTGTGTTTCCTTTACTAATAATTCGCCTACATTGCTCATTTCATCCATGGTGTTCTCCTTTCTGATACCTGCCATCTTATTAGGTTTTGGTTTAGTCCCTTACCTTAATTATATTATACTGCTTTTTGTTGATTTTATCAATCTTTTTCAGCAAGATAAAATTTTATTTATGGTATTTTCCTGCTACTAAGTCAGCAATAGCCTGTTTACATTCTTCCAGCGGCACTTCTTTAGTCACTTTAGCAAACGCTTTAATAACTTCCCATTCATCGTCAAAAGCTCTTACCTGATGTTGTGCACGTTGCAGGCTAACATCCTTCTTTGTACCTTTAGGACGTCCTGCACCTTTTCTAGCTCCGCCCCACGTTCCTTTTACTTCACTTTCGCCCATGATATTCACCTCACTTTTTTAATAACCGAGCTAAAATTAAAACTAATAAAACAAGGTTGCAAATTTGTACAATAAGAGTAATTTCTTGCATATTATATTATAAAATGCTACAATTTAAGTACCGCCATAAGGCGGCGGAGGACTTCCGTCCCCCTTTTTACTAGGACTTGTGGAGCAATCTGTAAATTATTATCAGGGTTATTAATCTACTAACTGCATCCACAAGTTCATTTATTTCTTGTAGCATTTTATTGCACCTCCTTTCTATGATTTAATTATACCACTTTTTGAATATTTTGTCAATTATTATTCAAGTTTATTTAATTATTTTCAGCAAATCGTAAAATTCTGATAATAAAATATACTGCGGTAGCAACAAATATCATATAACTAAATACATCTATTTCACGGCAAGCGTTTAATACCATAGCCAACATAAAAACGTCATATATTATTTTCATTGTATTTTCTCCTTTTCAATGCTATAATTATTTTCAAAGATGGGCGGTTATCCTGCCGCCCTCAGCATTTGCCGTTATTTCAGCATTTCAAGCACAAACTTTGCGACAGTCACTATGCTTGCTGCGATAACGGCTATTTTTTGTATTTTATCAAGCATTTTCATCATCTCCTCTCTATGATTTAATTATACCATATCTTGAATATTTTGTCAAGTATTATTTCAAATTTTATTTAAAATATTTTATAAAAAGTTTAACCGCAGGGTGTTTTATTGCCCTGCGGTTATTTTATTGCTCTTTCAGCAAAATAAGCTTTAATGCCTTGCTGTGTAGTCTATGTATCTGTCGCCAACTATATCCTAAATCTGCTGCAATCTGTTCCCATTTCTGATAGTTAGTATAACGCCTCTGCATTATAACCTTCATCATTCCATCCGGTAGTAAAGCAATTAGTTTCCGTACTTCATGCAATTTCTGACATAACCTGTCACAATCTCTTATTATTTCCTGTTTTTGTGCCGAAATTTTAACAACAGCATTTTCTAATGACCCGCCTGTACTGCTTCCACCAGGTGCAAGGCTGTAGCATGATGTCATTTTTTCAGCTAATGAACGTAATTCTTGTAGTTTATCTAATTCATTTTCTAAACTTTTCTGTGCAAACTCTGCACTACGCAATATATGCTTTAGTTCTTCTACTGTCACCCTACAGCCCCCTATCTAAACTTCAATAAATTTAATCTCCTGATGTTGATACAGCAAAATTTTCTTTTTCAGCAGATATTCTTTTGTTCTTACACCTTTTACATCGACAATTTCTTCATGACCATCCTTGTACTTAACTTTGAAATCAGCAATGTATTTGATTGATCTGATAGTCTTGTTGCCGTATTTATATTTGGGTTGCAGTTCAAAAGGTACTTGTAAACTGAAGTCTGTTACTTCTCCTGCCATTTTTAGCATTTTCAATTGGCAGTAATAGTCCGATTCTTTCTTGCTGTCAAACGTAATTCCGTCTACAACAGTCTTGCGGTTATGGTATTTATTGTAGTACCCTCTCATAAGCGTTCTCCCACTTCTTTAGCTCCAACAAACCGAATCATAGGCTTACCAGTGAGGAAGCGACAATCCTCCACAAGATGCTCTTCGCATTCTTCATAGGTCCTGTAAATCATGCCTACGCGGAATAATGCTAACATCTCTGTTGTTTCCTGCCAGTCAGTCAGTTTTGGCGAGAATGTAGTACTGTCGCCGTTTCTGCCGGGATAGAATACCAGTTCTCCTTTCTTCGGCTGCCACGGCAGGTATTTATCATGTTCGTTTCGTGAACCTCTCCCACTTAAAATTATTTCGTAATTTTTGAAGTGGGAGCTTCTTCTTGGGAAGTAGTTGCTTTTGTTAGCCAACTATATTTACCAAGCTA